AACACTTTTTAGGAAAAAGTGTAGCAAAAAACACTTTTTAGGAAAAAGTGTAGCAAAAAACACTTTTTAGGAAAAAGTGTAGCAAAAAACACTTTTTAGGAAAAAGTGTAGCAAAAACACTCTTGTTGACACATGGTACAGTTGTGCATACGCAGTAGTAGCACATATGCAGTAGTAGCACATATGCAGTAGTAGCACATACGCAGTAGTAGCACATATGCAGTAGTTACACTTGGTGCCGTAGTTGCACTTGGTGCCGTAGTTACACTTGGTGCCGTAGTTGCACTTGGTGCTGTTGTTGCAGTTGGAAGCGCGGTAGATTTAGAACAAAATACTTGTTGTCAAATAGTTGCAATATAAAATTATTTGTTATACTTTTAAAAAGGTATATAACAATAATTTTATATATATAAAACAAGTATGAGTGCAAGCAAAACAAAGGAGAAACGCGACCCCCAAGACAAAAATGTTACTCATTTCAAAGACGAAGAACTGCCCTGGATAATTATTGATAAGTATTTTAACGATAATCCCTATATCCTAATCGCCCATCATTTAGACTCTTATAACGATTTTTTCCAAAATGGCATTCATCGCATCTTCAAAGAAAAGAATCCAATTAAGATTATGAAACAACAAGACCCAGACACCAGCGAATTTAACTATACCTGCAGTCTCTATTTAGGAGGTAAGGACGGCACCCGGCTCTACTACGGCAAACCCGTGATTTATGACGACGAACGCGAACACTACATGTTTCCCAACGAAGCCCGGCTCCGGAATATGACCTACGGCATCACGATTCACTACGACGTCGAGGTCGACTTTGCGATTCGCCAGAGTGACGGCACGCTCATGCAAAAATCCATTGTCATTGAAAAAATCTTCCTCGGGCGATTTCCCATTATGTTATCGTCCAATCTCTGTGTCTTGAATGGTTTAGACCGCTTAGCCCGGTTTGAGCTGGGCGAATGCAAGAATGACCGGGGCGGTTATTTTATTATTGACGGCAAAGAGAAATGTATCATCGTGCAAGAAAAATTCGCGGATAATATGATTTACATTCGCGACAAGGGCAACGATATTTATTCCCATTCGGCCGAAATCCGCTCGGTCTCCGAAGACGCCTCCAAACCTGTGCGGACGCTGGCCGTGAAAATCGTCGCCCCCACTACCAAATTAACGAACAATCAGCTTGTCGTAGTTATCCCCAACGTCCGGCTCCCTATCCCTTTTTTCATTTTAATGCGGGCTTTAGGCGTGGAAGCCGATAAAGACATTATCGAGTATTGTTTACTCGATTTAGAAAAATATGCGACTTATGTGGACTTATTTATTCCCTCGATTCACGACGCCAACCGGGTCTTTAGTCAAGAAGTCGCCTTAAAGTTTATCGCGACCTTCACCAAGGGCAAGACGGTACCCCACGCGCTAGAGATTTTAACGAATTATTTATTACCCCATATCGGCGAAATGAATTTCTTAGACAAAGCGTATTTTCTCGGGCATATGGTGAAACAATTGTTGAAAGTCTATACGAAAGAAATCAAAGCGACCGACCGCGATAATTTCAAGTTTAAACGAGTCGAGTTAGCGGGGAATTTACTCTATGACCTGTTTAAAGAATATTATAATTTACAACAAAAGAATATTTACCAAAAAATCGATAAAGAATACTATTATAAACAGGGGATTTATCAAGCCGATTTTATCGGGCTTATCGAAAATAATTATAAACATTATTTCTCTGAGCGTTTAGTTGAGACGGGTTTTCGCAAAGCGTTCAAGGGCAATTGGGGTTCGGTCGAGCATACGAAGCGGGTCGGGGCGGTCCAAGACGTCAACCGGCTAAGTTTCAATTCTTTTATGGCCTTGTTACGGAAAGTAAACCTCCCCTTTGATGCCAGTGCCAAAGTCGTCGGTCCGCGACTACTCCATACGTCCCAGTGGGGCATCATTGACCCGGTGGATACGCCCGACGGCGGTAATGTCGGCCTACATAAACACTTGGCCATGTCGGCGTCCATCACCAGCGGTTGTTCAGCGTTTCCCCTCATAAAGTGGCTACGCTTGCATACAAATATGCGTTTATTGGATGAATGTACGCCCCGGCTCATTGCGCAGGCGTGCAAAGTCTTTGTCAACGGTAATTGGGTGGGGGCCGTCAGTAAACCCCGGGAGGTGCTCGACCTGTTCAAGGCCTATCGTCGCAGTGGATTAATCTCGGTCTATACGAGCATTTATTGGGATATTAAAGAAGCCATTCTGTTTATTTACTCCGATGCCGGTCGGCTCTGTCGGCCCGTGTTTTATGTGGATACGGCGACGGGTTTACCGAGTTTTGAAAAAGGCCCGATTTTAGAATTACTCCAAAAAGATAAATTCACGTGGGAACAATTAATTACGGGTTTTGCGCAAAAGAAGGATAAAACCTTTAGTAGTAAAACGTGTGCCAGTTATGAGCACGTGGCGCAACTGTACGACGCGACGGATTTAAAAGACTTGCAAAAGACGCAGGCCATCATCGAATACTTGGATTCTTCGGAAACGGAATCCGCCCTAATTGCGATGAATAACGCGCAACTGTGGCAGAAACATGCGACCAATCAACCGTATACCCATGTGGAGATTCACCCCTCGCTTATGTTGGGGGTGATGGGTAACCAAATTGTTTTCCCCGAAAATAATCAATTGCCGCGGGATTTATTCGCGTGTGGGCAGGCCAAACAAGCCATCTCGCTCTATCACACCAATTTCCCGAACCGGTTCGATAAGTCCGGCTTAGTACTAAATAACGGCCAAATCCCGTTGGTGAAGAGTCGATATCTCGAGTATATTAATCAGGAAGAACAACCGTGTGGTGAAAATGTTATTGTGGCCATCATGTCCCTGAATGGTTATAATGTCGAAGATTCCATTCTCTTTAACGAGGCTTCGCTTAAAAGAGGGCTCTTTCGCACGACTTATTACAGTATGTATGAGAGCCGTGAAGAGAGTTCGACCGTGAATAAAACGCGGACGGATTCTTATTTTGCGAATGTGGAAAAAGAGAATGTTATCGGGTTGAAGCCGGGGTATGATTACTCGGAACTCGATGAATATGGCCTAATTAAAGAAAATACGTACATTGATGAAAAGAAAGTCCTCATTGGTAAAGTTATTACCAATTTGGATAAACCTGACACGGTGATTGATGCGTCTTCCTTTCCGAAAAAGGGGCAGATGGGCTATGTGGACAAAACCTTCATCACCGAAGGCGATACGGGGTTTCGCTTGGCCAAAGTCCGCTTGCGCAATGAACGGATCCCCGCCATTGGGGATAAATTTTGTAGTCGTTGTGGACAGAAAGGCACCGTGGGGTTAATTATTCCCGAAGAAGATATGCCGTTTACCGCCGAGGGGATAAGACCGGACATTATCATCAATCCCCACGCGTTACCCTCGCGGATGACCATTGGGCAATTAGTGGAAACTTTGATGGGCAAAGCCTGTGGCTTTTACGGGGCGTTCGGGGATTGTACGGCGTTTGTCAATAAAGGCTCAAAACATAAAGTCTTCGGGGATTTGCTCACGCAAGTCGGGTTTCATTCGAGCGGGACCGAGGTGCTTTACAACGGGAATACCGGCGAGCAATTAGAGTCGAATATTTATATTGGGCCGACCTATTATATGCGGTTGAAGCACATGGTGAAAGATAAAATCAATTATCGGGCGCTGGGACCGCGTACGGTGTTAACCCGCCAACCCGTGCAGGGGCGGTCAAAAGATGGGGGTTTGCGGATTGGAGAGATGGAAGAATGGTCTTTGTCAGCTCATGGGCTTAGCAAATTCTTACAAGAATCCATGCTGGTGCGGAGTGATGATTATTATATGGCAGTATGTAATAAAACCGGGACGATTGCGATTTATAATGAGAGTTATAACTTATTCCTGAGTCCTTTTGTGGATGGACCGATTAAATTCAACGGGACCTTAAATGACCGCTTAAATATTGAGAATATTAGTAAATTTGGGCGGTCATTTAGTGTGGTGCGCGTGCCTTATGCCTTTAAATTGCTTATCCAGGAATTACAAGTGATGAATATCCAATTACGGCTCATTACCGAAGATAATGTGAACCAATTAACGAGCATGTCCTTCTCGGACAATATTGAGAAATTAATGGGGCGGAGTGTGACCATCAAAGAATTAAATACCTTGAATTATAATAATATGGTGGGGACGGCTGCGGTGGGGGCTCTGAGTGGGGAGTCGGCCAAAGCCACGGGCACGGCAACAGGCACAGGCACAGGGGCGGCGGCCGCCTTCCAAAAATTGACACAACCCTTCTTTTTAAAGTGGCTTATCCCTCCGGTCGGCACCGATGTCGTGTCAGCTCTAGTCCCGGTGAGCCAATTAGACGGGTCGGGTAATGTGCCGCCGGTCGCCGCCGAAAAACCGTGGCTGGAGATGACCGCCAAATTAAACGCCACGAAAAAATTACTGGACCCTATCCCGAAAGAAACGTATCAACTGATTAACCAAACGCTGGACCTCTATCGTAATCTCCGGAACTTGATGAGTAGAAAATACAGTATGTTTGATGCGACGAATGCGTCGTTGAAAATGTATGAAATGCTGATGCAAATGAATTTAGTGGATTGTGCTACGCTGGCAGATAACGCACTGAACTCGTTTTCCAACGCCGAATTACCCGGGGCCTTTATTATTGCGATTAATCATTATCTTAAGAGCAAATGTCCGGGGAAAATATTTAATTGGTTGGCGTCTTCGTATTTGCCGGCGGCGGCGGCGGCCACGGGGAATGTGACGATTTTGGAAGACAAGTTTAAACTTTATGAGCGTAATCGGGACCGGTGGTTAATGGGTCCGCGACCCAACGCTTTACCGGAGGGTATCGAGGATATTAGCGGCGATGTCACTGACCCGAACACGACGATAAGTTTGGGTATTGGAGTAAAGACGCGCTTTAGCAATACGAAGGGCGCGGTGCTCTATACTAGTGATGCGGGTATTGACGTGACGAATGATTACGCGGGCCAAGAAGCCAATACTTCCGCCATCAACTACGGCCAGGTCTTGTCTGGTTTGTTAGCTTTAGCCCCGGGGGGTAACTTTGTTGTCAAGCAATATACGTTCTTTGCTCCCTTCAGTCGGTCGTTGATTGCATTAGTGGCGGGTTTCTTTGAAGAAACCTATATCGCCAAACCCGTCACGAGTCGGCCCGGTAACTCGGAAATTTATGTGGTCGGTAAAAGGTTTAAAGGCATTAGCACCGAGATGACGGAAGCGTTAACGGAGCGAAGTGAGTTATTTAAAACCTTGGGGGTGAATCCCACCACGTTAGGCTCCTTGGTGACCCCCGAGATACTGGCGAGCGTGGACCCGATTTTATATAAAATCGCCCAAGAGTTTTTCATGGAAATTCAGGTGAAATTCCTGGAAGAATATGTAGGAGTATATAAAAATTATAGTAATCACATGGATATAATTGAGTCGAATATAGAAACGTTGGTCAAGGAGACGGAGAGAAAATGGTTGCGCGAAAATGCTGTACTGGGTATTAAACCGGAAGAAAGTTTAACCTGGTATAGATATCGTAAGACTATGCGCGGCGGTGACGGTGATGGTGGTGGTGATGGTATCGGATACGGTGACGGTGACGGTGACGGAGACGATAACAATTATCCTTCGGGTGTTATGAATGATATTCCGGTGGGTGACGTAAAGGGGGATGTGGTGGGGAGTGAATATGCGGACGCAGAACACGGGGCGGCTTTTATGGAAGCAGTTAATGCCGGGGGGGCGACTGAGTTTGAAGGGCAGGTGGCCGTATATGCTGAAGGGCCCAGTGCTCAAGGACCCATGCAAACTGCTGGTGGGGGCGAAACGGCTGTGGTCTTGAATAGTTCTCTCTTAGAACCCCCACCCATTGATGAACTAACGATAGCTACTGAACCCTTGGCGAGCGGGGATGTGAAGAAAATAATTACCATGACTTGAACATTATATTATAATAACACAGGTCTTCTACTGATTAAACGAAAAAATGTTAGTGATTTAAGAAAAACTGCCTACGGAGTGCGAAGGAGAATATAATATATATTATATAATATATTGTTGTATATTATATATCAAATTTTTCATTTCCAGGTTTGGCGATTGGTTTTCGTTTTTGGACATTTATAAATGTCCAATTTGTAAAACCCTGTTAAGAAATGGAAGAAATTTTTTGAAAAAATCTGTTTTCCTCGAAGATGGTCTGTTTTTTCTGCCGGCGGTGAAAAATTTGTGATGCTAATTTTTGAGAAAATAATTAATTTTAATTAGGTAAGATTTAGGCATTTTTTTATTCTATTATAATAGAATGGAAAAAATGCCAGAAACTGCCGAAAAATTCTCGTGTGTTTTGTGCGACTTTACATGTAGTAAGAAAACTAATTATAATAAACATTTACTAACTAGTAAACATAAATATAGAACAGAATTGAATAAAAAAATGCCAAAAATGCCTGAAAAGTACGAATGTGTAATTTGTGACTTTACATGTAGCAAACAAAGCAATTATAATGCACATTTATTAACTAAAAAACATGAGAATACAGCTTCTGTAAAAACTATTGGTGAATTTTCATGCAAGAATTGTAAAAAAATATATAAAGCACGTAATAGTTTATGGTATCATGCGCAAAAATGTAATATTAGCGAAAATATCACAATAACTTATTATAATATTTAGTAATATTATAATTCAATAAAAACACGGAATTATTTAATTATTATTACAATATAAACAAATATAAACATTATAAATAATTAAAGATTTTTCTCTCAATTTATATAAGATATGCGAGTAAAACTTTGCAATAAATATAAAATAGAACGTGAAGAAATATGTAAAAAAATTATGGATATTTTAAAATTAGATGCCAATAATTCTTTCTTATTATTGGAATTAGATGAGGATACAGAAAAACAAATGACTATTCTAAATATGAAAGAGGAAATCCAAAAGTGTTTCGCATGTTCAGAAATATCATCTTTTAAACCAAATTTTGAATGTAAAAGACCCTATTTAAATGTTGTACGTGGTATTCTAAGAAAACAAGGATATACATTTGTATCAACTGATATTGATATAAAAATAAACAATGTTGTAAAAAGAACAAAAAAATATATTATATTAAGGAATAATTAAATAATTCCGTGTTTTTATTAAATTATAATATTTAGTAATATTATAATATGGAACTCACCGAACGCTTACCACTTAAACCGATTCATTGGTTGTCGCAGTTGTCTTACTCGGAATTTGTAGAGCAATGTTTAAACAAGGATAAAAAACATACCAAGGAAGAGTGTAAAATTAAATATTCCATCTTACAGCAATTTTGTCAAACTAATTTGAAAACTGGCGGTATTACCAAGCGGATTTATTCTTATGCTACAGGAACATCTGCAGAATTAGGCGGTCGTTTATTTTCAGGTGGGTCATTACAAGGGTTGCCTTCTACTATTAGAGGATTATTTATGCGCGATGGCGTAGGTACTGATATTGATATGTCTTGTGCACATCAAGTTATTCTCAAGTATATTTGTAAATTACACAATATACCATGTCCACATTTGGAATATTATATTAATCATCGTGAAGAATGTCTTATGAAGTTTGAAACCAGAGAAATTGGTAAAGTATCATATTTAACCGCTTTAAATAAAGACACTTTAAATCGTACCAAAGGCTTACCATTAGAATTTAAAAAATATGATATAGAAATTAAACACATTCAAAAGAAACTTTTTGAAATAAAAGAATATACAGAATTAATTAGTTCAGTGCCTGAAAATAAACCCTATAATAAATTAGGCTCAGCAGTTAATCGGATTATGTGCTATTATGAAAATATTATTTTACAACACGCTATTCACGTTATAAATAAAAAGGGCATCGAAATTGCAATCTTAATGTTTGATGGCTTGATGGTTTATGGAGATTATTATAAAGATAAGTGTTTATTAGAAGACCTAACCAACTATGTTGAAAAACAGATGAATGGACTGGGCATGAAATGGTCTTATAAAGAACATAATACTGAACTGAGTGTGCCAGAAGATTTTGTAGTTAAAAATACGGAAAAGATTATTACTAAAAATGAAAATAGTTTTGAAAATATCGTAAAAGAATTTGAAAAAACTCATTTGAAGATTATCAATAAATCATTATTTGTTAAACACGACAGTAATAATATTATATTTTTAACACAGGCTCAATTAAAAATGTCTTATTCGCATTTATCCTATGATAATGCGGTGTATAATGAAAAAGGGATTTTTACAGGATTTAATACTTTACCTTTTATAAATAAATGGATTGGATTTACACACAATATTAGACGAAAAGATGATGTAGATATTTATCCAAATAGTAGTGATTGTCCTGAAAATATTTTTAATTTATGGCGTCCTTTTGCTATGGAATTATTAACGGATTCCTATACACATAAACAAACAGAGTTGAACTTTATATTAAACCATATTAAGATTCTCTGTAATAACGATGAAAATGTCTATGATTATTTTATTAAATGGATTGCTCAGATGATTCAATATCCACATATAAAAACCATTATGCCGACATTTATAAGTGGAGAGGGTGCAGGTAAAGGAACTTTATTTAAATTATTTGAAAAGATGTTGGGTAATGAAAAGGTGTTTGAAACAACTAATCCAAGTCGTGATGTATGGGGGGACTTTAACGGAATGATGTGTAATTGTTTTCTGATAAATTTAAATGAATTATCCAAAAAAGATACCATGGAAGCCGAAGGCAAAATAAAGGGTTTAATCACGGATAATACCCTCGCCATTAATCAAAAGGGCATTCCGCAATACAAAATTAAATCATATCATCGGTTTATTACCACAACTAACAAAGAAGAACCCATAAACTCTAGTAACGGCGACCGCCGTAATTTAATTATTCGGTCAAGTGATGAGAAAAAAGGTGATTATATATACTTTGAAACGATACACAAATACTTAGAAGATAATGACGTGATTAGAACGTGCTATGATTATTTTAAGGGCATTGAAGGAATGGAGAAATTCAAAGATATATCTATACCTAAAACCGAATATCACACAAACTTAAAAGAACTTTCAAAATCACCAATCGAACAATGGTTAGAAAGTTTTACCAGAGAACATATGAACGATAGTAAAGAATGTATAGAATTACTTGGTACAGAAATATACGAGTTATTTAAACATTGGTCTAATTCTAATGGTATAAAATATGATATTAATGCTGTTAAATTAGGTGTAAAATTAATTAATATGAAAATAAATGGTGTTTCTAAGGGAAGACACACTATGAAAGGTGATACAAAATTATTTAATATTAACGAATTAAAGAATACTTTTAGTTTAGGATGTCTTATTAATGTATAAATATGAGGGGATGAGGGGTGAGGGGTTGTTTTTAGATTAATTCAATATTTTACAAAAAAAAAGTGTTTTTATACAAGTTTTTTGTAAAATGTAATATTTTATTACAATATATTTTATTAAATATAAATTAGTACTAAACCCCTCATCCCCTCATAAAAGTCGGCGAGTCCAACCTCAGCGTTACATATCTAAAAAATAAAAAAATCGACTGGCAACCACGGGGAAATTTCCGTGAGTGAAGACAAAATAATCCGCCCAAGAGGAAAGGATATTATTATAGATAAATAAAGTGAATATATATACATTAGAAAATTTTCACTTTTTTGAAAAAGTGGTTTACTCGAAGATGGTCTGTTTTTCCGCCGGCGGTGAAAAAAGTGTGATGGTAATTTTTGAGAAAATAATTAGGTAAGATTTAGGCATTTTTTAATTAGGCTATTATAAACGCATTAATCCTAACAATCCTAATAGAAAAAATGCCGAATTATTTCAATGCAAACCTTGCGTCGTTACTACGAGTAAATAAAGTAATTATACCGCACATTTATTCACTCGTACGCATTAATCCTAATAAATCCTAATA